CGACAGGCGAGGGTGCCGGGTTCAAGATGTCGCCACGCGACTCGTACGACGTGGCATCTGCAGGGTTTCGTACGGACAAGGACACACTCGACGTACGCTCGTCCGAGTTGTCCGGTGCCGCACACGAATTCGTAAACGGATACGTCCGCTTCAATGCGTTGCGTACGTACCTCAACACTTTCGTAGAAGGGATCAAGAACAATGTGGACGGACGTGGTTTCATCCATCCGGAATTCATGCAGTGTGTTACGGCGACGGGTCGCCTTTCGAGCCGCAATCCTAACTTTCAGAATATGCCGCGTGGAAATACCTTCGCTATACGCAAGGTGGTCGAGAGCCGCTTCGAGGGTGGCTTCATCATTGAGGGGGATTACTCGCAGCTAGAGTTTCGGGTTGCCGGATTCCTCGCCAAAGACGCACAGGCGTACATCGATGTGAAGGACGGAACGGACGTACACAACTACACAGCGTCCGTTATCGGCTGCACACGCCAAGAAGCGAAGGCACACACCTTCAAGCCCCTCTACGGGGGCACAACCGGCACAGAGGCCCAGCAACGCTACTACAGAGCCTTCAAGCAAAAGTACGAGGGTGTCACCCAGTGGCACGACGACTTGCAGCGTATGGCCGTTGAACGGCGAGTAATCGTACTTCCGTCCGGACGCGAGTACGCTTTCCCTGATGCCCGCTGGACGAAGTACGGTACGGCTACACACCGCACATCGATCTGCAACTACCCCGTGCAGGGGTTCGCTACAGCCGACCTCTTGCCTATTGCTCTCGTCGCCTTAGAGAAGGTGGTGCGCGACTCCGGAATACGCAGCGTGATCTGCAACACGGTTCACGACTCCATCGTGATGGACGTGCATCCGGACGAAAAAAATATTTGCATAGACATGATGAAACACGCTATGCTTTCGTTACCCTTTGAAACTGTTCGACGTTATGGTGTCACGTACGACATGCCCGTCGGCATAGAGATCAAAGCAGGTAAAAATTGGCTTGACTTACACGAAGTAGAACTGTAAGATGGCCGTTACCGACTATCCAATCGTAAAGGAGTAAAGGATATGGATGGGACACAAATCCAAGAAATGTACAGCGAGATGGACGCTCTCGTTGCTGCGCTGCAGAACGACAACACCGACGAGCTAAAGAAGCTCACCGGTCAAGGGGAAGGCGGCGGTGATCGCGTCGGACTCCCGCGTCTCGGCATCAACTACGATCAGGAAACTGAGGATGGCAATCCGCTCACGCGGGGCCACTGGAAGATCATGGTAGACGGTGAGTTCCTATACGCGCCGGAAGTCAAGATTCAGAGCCTGATGCGTATGTTCGAGTATTCCATGTGGGATGCTGAAGCTAACGAAGGGCGGGGCGGATTCTCGTGCAAGTCCGTGCAGAAGCCGTCGTTCGGTGGTACGTTCCCCGACACAGAGGGGGGCAACAAGTGTGGTCGCCTCACTCGTGACGAGGAGGAGAAGCTGAGTGATCAAGACCCGGCTTACCTCAAGAGCCGCGCCGTGATCTGCAATCAGGTCATCTACGGTACGATTAGCGGCACCTTCAAAGACGGTGCTGGTAACGAGGTGAAGATCGACAAGAAGCCTATGATCGCTTACTTCAAGAAGTCAGGCTTCAAGCCGATTGCTGACTTCATCAACGGTCTCGGTCGTCAGGACAAAGTTATGGCGCACTGCGAGATCACCCTCCGCACCCACAAGAACAAGAAGGGCAGCGTGACGTACTGGACTCCGGTACCTACCCTGTCCGGCACTGTGGGACTGTCAGAGGATGACAAGCATCTCGTCGTCAAGTTCGACCAGACAATTCGCGCACACAATGACTCTGTGCTGCGTGAGTTTAAAGAGGCGCAGAAGCTCCTGCTGTCGGAGGATGACTCCGACTTGGCATCGGACTTCGCGAATGCTTCTTAATATCCAAGACTACATGAGTCGGGCGATCCGGGGGGACACACAAGTCTCCCCGGAGAACCTCGAACTCTTCGTAAAAGAATCTCGCGAAGCCATCGAGAAGCAGTTCGGTGGCCGCAAGCGTGAGTATCGCATTCGTATGTCCGGCTTGGGCAAGCCTCTGTGTCAGCAGGTCTTGGACAAGCACGGCGTCGAGGAGTCGATGCAGTATAACAGCATCGCACGTTTTGCGTTCGGTGACCTGACTGAGGCGTTGCTCATGCTCGTCATGCGTGAGGCCGGTATCGACATCGTGGACTTCCAGAAAGAGGTTGCCCTAGAGATTGAAGGCGTTGTCGTAAAAGGTACGCTCGACGTTATCATACGTGGCGACGACGGCAAGGAGCGCGTCTGGGATATCAAGTCCGCAAGCGACTGGGCGTACAAGAACAAGTTCACCGGCTCGGGTGGTTACGAACACATCAAGAACGATGATCCGTTTGGGTACGTCATGCAGGGTCACCTCTACGGTGTTGCCACAGGCTTGGACTTCGGTGGCTGGATCGTCATCAACAAGTCGAGTGGTGAGGTTGCCATCGTCGAGGCGTACGACTGGACAGGTGATGATCGTATCGCGTACATGGTTGAGGCTGCACAGCGCGTCAACTTCCTTGCCGATCCTAACGTGAAGCCGTTCAAGCCGTACCCCGACGAGTACGAAACGTACAAGCGAAAGGGCGAGGTACTCCGCACCGGCAACAAAGTCTTACCGAAAGAGTGCGGCCTCTGTGGCTTTCGCGGCCACTGCTGGCCTGATGCTATCCTCCACGAGCGGGTAACGTCACAAGCCAAGTCTCCTCCGAAGGTGTGGTACACGCGGCTCAAGACAAAGGAGCTATGATGTGGCGTACGTTTTTATTCGAGACTACGATCTCGAACTCTTAGAACTCAACAAAGACATGTATCACGTGTACGTCGAGTCGCACGTAGGTGCGGGCGGCGAACGGAAGACTGTCTTTCTTCGGCAGCACGAACGTGGCTTGCCTCTTACATTACGTAACAATTTCAGTGACTTAGGTGCGCTATCCTCCGAGACGGAGAAGCGTGACATCACAACCGTCGAGGCAGAGATCGGGAAGATCAGTCGCCTTGCAAACTCCGGAGCTAATGTATGCGTCCCACTGACTCGCTTGACAAACGAATTCTCGCCTTTGGAACGTCTGTCCCCAAGACTGGCAGGGTATCTGCTAAAAAGGCTAGCGTCCGTCGGAATGCGTCTATGAAGCAAAGCTCGGCCATGAAGGCCGGATTCCGTTCGACATTCGAGTTGAACTTGGCACGTGCCCTTTCTGAGAAGGGCGTACCCTACGAATACGAAACAACGAAGCTGACGTACATACCCAAGCCGCGTACGTACACGCCAGACTTCTACATCCCGGAGACGAACATCTACGTCGAAGCGAAGGGCCACCTCGACAAGGGCGACCGCATGAAGATGTTGCTCGTCAAGGAACAGCATCCCGACCTCGACATACGCTTTGTCTTCCTACGAGCGAACAACAAGATTTACAAAGGCTCGAAAACCACCTACGCTGACTGGGCTACCAAGCACAAGTTCGAGTGGGCAGAGGGTTCGATCCCAGAGGAGTGGTGTAAGAATGGACGATAAAGAGATGCAAGGGATGCTAGAGAAAGCGAGTCTGCTGCCCGAGCGGTGGTACCTCGTCTTTCGTCAAGGCAACGACGACGATCACGTTATGATGACGGCATATGATACATCTACAGATGATGAGGATGACGAGTACATCCCGGCGGGTGCGGTCATCCTTTCCGGACTCGTCGAACTCATGGAGACGGACTTCGAGCGTGTGATGTCTGCGGGTCTCGCCCGCCTACAGTTCGAAGCTACGCAAGCGGCTATGGTTGCAGAGACTGGCAACGGCCCGGACGTGAAGCACGATCCGGAAACGAACATCGTCAAAGTTAGCTTCGGGAAGCCACAATGATCAAAGAGAACTGGAACCTCAACAACTATCAGATGCAAGCGCGTAAGTTTGCTATCTATCCCGAGCGTATGAAAATCGTCTATCCGGCTCTCGGACTTGCTGGTGAAGCGGGAGAGGTGGCAGATAAAATAAAAAAGGTGTACAGAGACGACAGGGATGACGCTCAATTTCTCGGCGAGATCGCTAAAGAGATCGGGGACGTAATGTGGTACTGTGCTATCCTTGCGGAGGATTTGGGCTTCTCTTTGCAGCAAGTTGCAGAGATGAACATTTACAAGTTGCAACAGCGTAAAGCACTCGGTACGATTATTGGCGACGGTGACAACAGGTGATAAGTCCTGAATCGATGAGACACGAGGCGTACATGAAGATGAAAGCAGAAGAAGAGAGCATGGCTAGTTTGCAAAGCAGGGCAAACGCTGCGTGGGCTTCTGACGAAGAGAATTTGTTAGATACGTTTTACGCGGAGCGGGCCGACATGGTCAACTCTCCGCCACACTACAATCAAGCAGGGGTTGAGTGTATAGACGCTATCCGGGCCGCGACAGACGAAGGTTACGGATATTACCTGCAAGGAAACATAATCAAGTACCTTTGGCGCTACCGTTACAAGAAC